GAGTCAGAGTCGATGATTACGGATCCTTGTATCGTATCCGAATAAGTGTAATCATATGTATAATCGTAAGTCTTTCCGTCTGTAATCAAATTGTCATTATTGACATTTACGTCCTTGATCCATGGTGTTGTGGGTCTGAAAGATATGTTAGCTGTTAGCGCATCGATGCCGTCCGATCTCTCCACCTTGACGATGCGTCCCCATCGGTAATACTCTCCGTGACCGGGATTATATACCATCTTAATGGGTGGATTTTGGCAAAATTGCGCAAATCTGAAATATTCATCTTCGGCACCGGGCTTGAAGAAACGCACGGCACCTTTTATCTCGGGCTGAGTAAGATTATCCGCAAGCACAGTATATCTGTCTTTTACTCTCTGATATTCTGCATCGCGCTCATACCCTAAGCCCGTGATATTATGGAAAAAAGCCTTATCTTTAACTGTTATGTCGTATGTAGAGCCGTTATTATCAACTAATTGAAATGTTCTCATGATAATCCTAATCCTAAACTTCTATTGATCTGTGAATAGTTATCATTTGCAACGATCATCGGCAGATATCGCATCAATAATTCAACGATAACATCGGTGTTATTATCCTCATAAGAGCCGTACATATCCGCTTCGGTCGATAAGGATCCATTTATATGTGCATGTGTCTGTGCGTACTGAATAGATGCCGCACGATTGGCCGCCGCCTGTGCCTGGTTTACCATGTTATTCAAGGCATTATTTAACTCACCCTCTTTGGATTTAACACCTTGGATGATGAGATTACCCATTCCGGCACCAATGCTGAGGAAGTTACTTCTTTGATTTTCGGGATTTGATGCACCTAATGCGATACTAAGCAAACCGCCTGCTGCCTCGGATAAAGTGCTAATCACTCCATTATCTTTTAGGCCATTCGTCACAGCCCTTACCATGTCACGGCCTTTATCAGCAAATCCGCTGTCATTCAGCTTGCCGATAATAGTGTTATAAATGCCACTTGCGGCACCGCCAACAAGCCCTAAAAGGCCACTATCCTTAAGACCTGCAAGAATACCCTCCAAGAGGTTTTGACCTATGCCCTTCATCTTCCTGGACGGAGAGTGAATATCGAAGAAGTTGATAAAGCCATTCCAGATTGATTGACCTACTTCTTTTACGGCATTCCATATCATATTGCCGGCCGCGACTAATCCCTCACAGACTCCCGCAAGGATATCTTGACCGACTTCACTCCAATTTATACCGTCAAACTGTTCAGCCATAGATTTGCCGAGATTAAACAAAGCTTCAAGCACTTTGGGGATGGCCTTAACAATACCTACGATAAGCTGCCCCATAAGCTCGTAACCTTTTTGCAAGATTTCGGGAAAATGCTCGACAAGATATCGCCCAAATTTGCCTATAATCTCGCCCGCTTTTGTTCCGATCTCCGGCAAACCGTTGGAAATGCCCGACACGAGCCGATTGATAAGCTCGCCGCCTTTTTCAAAAATGGTAGGGAGTGCGTTAACTATCCCTTTTCCGACACTTAATATGATCTTGCCGCCTGTTTCGAGAATTTTAGGCAAGGCCGACATAATGCCTGTTACCACGTTGTCTATTATCTCAATTCCTTTATCAAGGACCTCAGGGAGCTTGTCGGTTATCCCGTTTATAAAATCATCAAGAGTCTTGCCATCGCCAAGAACCGACTGGCTTATGCTTGTGATACCATCTTTTAAGGCATTTAATATGTCTCGGCCTGTCTTTTTCCAATCGACCTGAGAAAGCCCCTCAATCAGAGCCTTTGTTATCTCAATGCCTGCCTGGATAAGCAATGATATATTAGATGCAAAGGATTTCGTCATATTAACGATAAAATCCCTTGCCATAGTAGCTATTGATGCTGTATTGTTACGGATCCCCGATACAATCTGCTCGAGTATCTGTGTCCCGGTGCTTGAAAGCTCAGATAGTAAAGTCGGCAACTGTTTTAAGATGTTCCCGACCATAGGCACTAAATTGCCAAGTAGGAAGTTCTTGCCCGCTTCAACCATCTGCTGAAAAGGTGCCGTAATATCCTTACCAAGGGACAGATTTGCAAGGAAGTTCGTTGCACTTGCTTTCATTGCCGCAAAGGACCCGGTAAAGGTCGTCTTTGCTTCATCTGCTGCCACACCTGTCAAGCCAAGTTCATCCTGGACAACGTGAATGGCATCGTAAACATCGCCAAGATTGCTTATGTCATACTTAACACCGCTTATCTTCTCAGCATCGGCGAGAAGCCTTTCCATCTCACTCTTGGTCCCTCCGTAGCCGAGCTTAAGATTATCAAGAAGTTGGTACTGGCCTCTTGAAAATCCTTGGTAAGCCGCCTGAATTGACTCTAAAGGAGTACCCATCTTTGCTGCGTTGTCAGTCATATCAAGGATTGCCGTGTTTGCGGCTTCCATGGCTTTTGTCGTATCGCCACCGTATGCCGCCTTTAAAGCCGCGCCAAATGATACGGCTTGTTCTGCATAATCATTGGCAGATATGCCTGCCTCTGCCGCCGCATAAGCATACTTTTTAGCCGCCTCTGCTGCCTCTCCGTAAAGAGTATCGAGACCGCCGAAACTCTGCTGCATTGCGCCGCCCGCATCAATGGATGCTTTGACGGCTTTACCGATTGCCGCAACTGCGATGATCTTCTTTGCCGCCGATGCAAAGGCCGCACCAAAGCCACCGCCGCTATCGGCTCCAGTTCCCTCTAATTCTTTTTTTATGCCATTACCCATACCCTTTGCGGAGGGTACGATCTGGACGTACGCTTTTCCTAAATCAGGCATCGTTCCACGCTTTCAAAAATTCTTCACCGGTTTTAAACTCGGCATACTCGTTATCGGGATCCCTGTAATCACCCTCATCCATATCGCTTAAAAGCATATACATGGATTTGGGATGATTTTTATTCTCAGCTCCATCGGGTGTTTTTGCCCATTGTAGCCAAGCCACCTTATCGTATATTAGGGCGCACAAGGTCTCTGTGAGGTTTAACTTGTCGCCTCTTAATTTCATCATTGTCCGTGAATTAGAGCGGAGACCGCGGGCAAGAATGCCCATATACATCACGTTCAGAGAGTAAATATCGTAAACGTGATAGGTCTCCGCGAAATCACACTTTATTTCATCCTCGCACGTAGCCAAAGCGTATGCGAGGAATGTTAGTTTTTTGTTGAGTCATCATTCTCAAATATCTCGTTAATCTCAGCCTGGATCTCCGTGATAGAGAGATAACCCTTTTGCTTTTTGATGTGATCCTTAAACTTCTTAACGACCTTTTCATCCATAAAGATGCTCCGAAGGACATCCTCGATTAAAAAAACCGCGTCCTGATCGTCAGCTTTCATGAGATTTGAATAAGTCTGTAAAAATTCAAGATCATCACCAAGATTGTCGTTTATCTTGCACTTAAAACCGCTTTTTGTTGTGATATCTTTCATGATTTATCCCCTTTGTTATTAGCCGCTTACCTGGGCCTTTTTGATGTACTCGTAATGTGTATAACCCGATGCGTCAGGTGTGCACTTAAGAGTAGTACCAAAGCCAGTTGCGTCAGAGTCGTTGTATACGATATCATCGATTGCCGAAGTCTTTGCATAAGGAATACATATACGCTGCTTTGTGTTGTTGCGTCTCAGCATATCGATGATGATAGATACTTCGGGAACATCCTCGGATGATACCTGGATGCTTAAGCCGTTCGTAAGATCTCCGGAAACATTGTTCTTGCCATACACAAATTCAAGAACAGCCTGATTAAGAGACTCGATAAGAGTAAACTTATAGGTATCGTCCTTGCTTGTGATGGTTGTTAAAACAGTATCGCCGCCCCAAGCCTTAACATCGTTGCTCTCGATGTTGGTTGAGTTCGTGATGCCATCGCTTGATACGTACCCAAGGTCCTTAAAGACCGTAGTATCAATAGCTGTATCGGTATCGGTAGGAAGTGTTGCACCTGCTGTACCAACGTAAATAGCACCCGCAATAGGCGGTTTTGCCGCACTTACATTCTGTGCATTAGCCATTTTTTTAATCCTCCTCGTAATATGTAATGTCATACACCGCTTGATATCTGTACTGTTTCTCAAAGGTGTAATTGTAGCTTGCATTTAATTCGACACTTGAAATCTCTGGCAAGGTTATTGCTGCAAGCATTGCCGTTTTTACTCTTTTATTGAGCAAGGCCGCCTTATAAAGGCTTTCTTCGTAAGATTGCACGATGATCGTTGGATGAGCGATATGACCGCTTTCTCCTCCGCCTGTTTTCTCTACAATCACAAATGCTTTAGGCGCGTCCTTGGGTACCTCCGCAAAAGCGGGTACATCAAGCACATTATTCAGATATGCAATAATAATACTTTCAATCATTTGCCTCTCACCGCCTTAAGTATTGTGTTGTATTTCGCATTCTTTCTCTTTGCGTAAACTGTGTCAGCATGTACCGATATGTGAGCACGATACTTACCGATTAACGTATCATAAGAAAAGCCGGGGCCACATTGAGCCACGGCCTTTTGCGCGATACTTTCGCATTCTGCCACAATCTCATCAGATTTAAGCAGCTCTTGAATGCCCTCATCGTTTAATTCAACCTTAGATATCTTCATAACTCTCGCAATATACCTTTTTATGCCAAGGCATTGAATAATGGATATTTTCTTCAATACCGGTCATCGGTGTTCCAAACGTCTTGCAATTATGGGTTTTACCATAGGCATCGACCCAAGAGATTTTTTTATTTTCCCAATTATGAGTATCTCCCTTTGGTATTCCCAAGGTGTATTGGATCCTTTTTCCGTAAAGACTTATCGCGGAATTGATCTCCTCAGTTTCGGGATATCCTATGAGCACATTGTCAACAGTTATCGGATTTTCCGTCTCAATAGGGGAGCCAAAAGGGTCCGTTCCTGTCTGTGTTGTCTCATATAGGGTTATAGTTGTTCCTTTGATCCTTGCCATGTGTATAAAGCCCCTATCTGCTGTGTTAAAAGCCCTAACTTCTTAAGGTCGTTATTCATGATTGAGTTTGCAATACCGCCTCCGGGCACGGCATAAGTACCGCTCCAGGAATAACCCAAAGCAGATTGACTCTCTTGCGTCATCGCATCGCCCTCGGTCGTCTGACGGAGCACACGGACAACAACATCAACGGTCACGATCTTAACCACGCTTGCATAAGCAGGATCGTCTGTAACCATTTCATCAATATCTTTTCCGACACCCTTTGCGATGACCCTTAACTCATCAGAAACGAGCGGAAGTAATGCCTCCGCCCGTGATGTTTCTGACTGTGTTAGAGGTCTCCACAATGTCGCTATATCTTCGACAGTTGCAAAAGCACTCATTTCTTTTTCGCACCTTTCTTTGTTGTAGGCTTTTTAACGGGTTTTTCCTCGGCCTTTACTTCCTCAACGGGCTTTTCATCAAGCCTTTTTAAGTGAGGAGCAAAAACCTCGGATCTGACCTCGATTTCAGTGCCTGTGAGTGTGTTTAAGTACCTCATAAGCATCAACCGCTTATCTGGCCGGCGGTAATGATTGCGAATGCGTTAGGATCAAGGATACCCCAACCGATATAAGCCTCACCAC